GAGTCTTTATTATAAGAGATACTAATCAACGAACCATCTGATATAATACCTTTAGATATTCCGGGCAGTTGCTCCCACTGTGTGCCGGTAGCAATAGCACAAAGAACACTGGGCTGTCCTTTAGGCGTCATAGTAAAAGTAAATGTTTTTGTTTTGGCGTTTACATAAACACCAACATAGCTTGAGCTACGAGTATCTATGCCAAACTCTGTTTCTTGCTCACTAAACCTATTTGCCATAGCCTCTATCATAGCAAGCTTAGAAACGCACATAGTCTGTGCTATAGCAGATGACGATAGCGTCACTAGTGCTACCGCAAGTATAAAAAGTGTGCTGTACTTTTTAATCATCTATCCCTGCTGTTCAGTAGATTAAATACAGTAGCAACCTTCTCTTCTAACACCTTAATACGCACTAGTACCTCTGCACGAAAGGCTATACCAATCGCGCCAACGGCTATGATGCCAGAGATAATAGGCCACAAGTCAACGAATGTTGTCATTTAGTATTTCCTACGGTGCGTCAGGAAAGACGATTTTCGTTGGATCAGAGTTTGTCGCTGGCAAATCTCTAAGAGCTTGCCGGTAGGTCTTCTGAGCATCGCTCATTGCGTAGTCGCTGCTTGCTTGCCAGTCAGTGTCCCTCAAAAGCTGGTTTCGTTCTGCTCGAACACTGCCCCACGTCGCTGCGGGTGCAACCCAGTCCGCAATTGATTCTCCATCGGCTATCATTTCACGGTAGTGCATATTTTCTTCTGTCGCTGGCACTGTCGAAGAAAGGCCGTTAACAACGCACTCGATAGCAGTCTTTTCTGTGTCGCGCCACTTTCGATTGGTAATAGTCATAATTCACAACTCGCTATAATTTGGCAGGAAGAGTTTGCGCTTCGTATTCGAACCGCATCTTGAACGGAAAATGGTGTTGAGCCGGTCGTTAAAAACATGGCTATCTGACCAGTCGTAGTTGCCATCTGAGCTTCAAACGAAATTGAGCTTGCTACCGTATTTCCAGAACTTGTGGTGGCTTGCCAGTGCGCTGCGTCGCTCACACTCATGGTCGGCGCAGACGCCATTGGCGTTGGAAGTGAAATCGCACCAGCACAAGCTGCTGTCGAGTAAGCTGCTGCGGAAGTCCACGTCTTGCTACCCGAGCCATCGCTGAGAATTGCCAGACGACGCCAACACTTCTGCTGTGTTTGTGTGATGTCCTCATGCGCGAAGTCAGTGGCGACGTTGCCGACTTCAAGTTGCACTCCCGTGATATAAATGTTGTTGGCTGTGTTATCGAGAAGGTTCTGCTGATCACTCGTGTGGTACTGCGCCGCTGATCCTGTCCAAGCGTCTTTAGTGCCGTTGTAAGTTGAGCCGCTAATGATTGGAAAAGTAATGCTGAAACCTGCGCCACTGTTGTTGTCGATAGTCCCCGTTGGGTCTCCCGGAAAGGTAACTTGAAAGAACTCAAACGTATCAGCACTCGCTATAGTGAACTCTCGAATGTAAGTGTCGGTTCCATCTTCCTGCTTGGCTGCAACAAAGTGTGCGCCAGTTTTCGGTGAACTAAACCAGAACGATAGAGTTACAGTTTCAGCAGCAGCATTTCCGTATTTCAAATGCTGCAAGTTTTGAGCTTCAATGCGTTGCGTCAGCCACATTGCTTCACTAGCAGCAACCGATGACTCAGCAGTGGTGCAGTCAATCTTGAGCGCATAGCCCTGCCCTGTGACTGCTCTGTTCGCTACGGACATGGCGTCTTGGCTTGCGCTCACTCTTCCAGTGCCTCCTCCACCGCTTACGAACATCCATCTGTCCAATATTCTGTCATCGCCCGAACCGCCAATGCCTGTGACGGTGCCTCGTTGTGCTACAGTAAATGCGCCATTTTGAATTAGGTTTTTTGCACCGCCCGGAATGGGATTGCTACCAAAACGAAACTGCTCAACGCCGCCTGTTGTGATTCCCATTGTATCGGCGGCTGGGAAGTAGATGCCTGTGTTTAGGTCACCTGAGTTCGTGATAGAAGGTGTTGCAACAGCAGCGTCAGGAACTGCTATAATAGAACCAGTTGATACTGTAAATGTATTAGCAGTAAACTGAAAGTCATCTGCCCCAGCAATTCGGATGTCGATCTGGTCATCCGTATCCGCCGTGATTGAAGTGTCGGCATCTGCGTCAAGAATCAACTCGGTGCCGTTTACGTCAATACCACCAATAAATCCTGTAGCTGTTACTTTGCCTGTGCTAGGATTGTAGGTTAGCGTCCCGTCTGACTCTAGCCCCAGATTGCCACCATCTACGTCGCCGCCAGCAGTAAAGACAAGAGCATTGCTTTCGTTAGTAGACTCATTATCTGTAATAGTCACAGTCGTTGCAACTGTCGCAACATCTGCTGTGCCAGTAACATCACCCGTGACATTACCCGTTACATTACCTGTTAATGCTCCAATAAACCCAGTCGCAGTAATCTTGCCGGTACTTGGGTTGTACGTTAGCGTACCATCGGATTCTAGTCCTATATTGCCCCCGTCAACATCGCCTCCAGCGGTAAAGATAATTGCGTTATCTTCGTTAGTGGACTCATTATCAGTAATGGTTACGGTAGTGGCAACGGTAGCTACATCGGCTGTGCCCGTAACATCACCTGTGACATCACCTGTGACATTACCAGTCAAAGCACCTATGAAACCTGTTGCAGTTATCTTGCCTGTGCTTGGGTTGTAGGTCAGCGTCCCATCTGACTCTAATCCAATGTTACCACCATCTACATCACCCCCGGCAGTAAAGATAATTGCGTTGTCCTCATTGGTAGATTCATTATCAGTAATTGTTACGGTAGTAGCGACAGTAGCCGTATCAGCCGTACCAGTTAAGGAACCTATAAAACCTGTGGCTGTTACTTTGCCCGTGCTAGGATTATATGTAAGGGTGCCGTCTGACTCCAAACCTATGTTACCGCCGTCAACATCCCCACCAGCCGTAAAGATAAGAGCGTTATCTTCGTTGGTAGACTCGTTGTCGGTAATAGTTACAGTGGTAGCAACAGTAGCTGTATCAGCAGTACCTGTCAGCGTACCTATAAAGCCTGTAGCTGTTACTTTACCTGTGCTGGGATTGTATGTAAGGGTTCCGTCTGACTCTAGCCCTATGTTACCTCCATCAACATCCCCACCGGCTGTGAAAATAAGAGCGTTGTCCTCATTCGTTGACTCATTGTCTGTGATAGTTACAGTAGTGGCAACGGTAGCAACAGCAGCGGTTCCGCTATAACCACTTGAGGTTATTGTACCAAGTGAAGAACCACCATCAGCAAAGGTAATTGTACCACTATCTGCGTCAATAGTAATGCCGCCACCAGCATCAAGTGTAAGCACAGCAGAGGACGAAACAGTTAGGTCACTGCCGTCGCCCTCAATCTTTTCGCCATCATCACCAAAGGTCAACCCAATGTTTGCAGGGATGTTGATATCAGCGCCAGATACCAGATTTAAATCTGTACCGTCGCCATGAATATACTCACCACCCTCGTCATTAAAGTACAGACGCTTTGTACCATCTACAACAATGTCATCACTAAACTTAAAGTGATCCTCGTCTTCCATCCAAGTAAGCACACCATCGCTTGTCTCACCATCAAAGGTTACAACAATGTCTGCACCAGAAGAGCCATCACCAATAGTGATTGCAGCACCAAGTAGCTTGGTTACATTACCGCCTTCAGCAGTTGTGCCGTCATGTGAGTGTCCTGTTGATGCTGTGAAAGCACTAACAATGTCGTTAAACTCATTGTTAAAGTCGGCGGCTTCGATAACCTCACCTGTGGCTATCTCAGTTGTACTGCGCCTTACGTAACCTGTACCCATTATCGTCTTCCTCCGGGTGTAAATTCAAACTGGTAAGAGTTTAGTGTGAAAGCCCTATTAGAACTATTGTGATTAATTTTTACAGCGACAAGAAAACCAGAGCCTTCGATTGACTGTCTAAAGATAGGGGCACCGCTTGAGCCATAAACAGCACTGGCGTATGTAGAAGAAGCACCACCATAAATAGCAATACCACCGGGAGAGGTAATATCTAAAGACTCTGGTTGTGCAACATCAAGAGAGTCCGAGTCGTATCTAATTCTTAGTTCAGCAGCAATAGTTCCTTCAACTTCATAATTAAGAATTACCCGCTGCATTAGTTTTCTAATTCCAGCATCACCTAAAGATAAATCTGGTGAACGGTAAAAAGCTATAATGTTTGTACCATCAAACGTAAATACAGAAGTGCTTTCTTGCTGTCTGACATATCCGTCAAACCCACCTTCGATAACGTACTCAACACCGCTAATAAAATCAGAGTCCATAGAAGAGGGTTTAAGTCCTTTAGTGTCTGCCCACTCAAAACCAACACCGCCCTGTGGTGTCCGTTTAAGAGTGCCTAAAACTCCTCTACTAGCTTCTACTGCTGAACTAACAGAAGCAGGGTAAAAAATACGGTACTGACTTTTACTACGAATAACAGTAGAAGTAATGTTAGCTCTGTTAGCAACAACATCTTGGATACGTCTTTGAATAGGCTTAGATAATGTTCCTAACTCAACGTCACCAATCTTTTCAGTACCAGCAATTGTTCTAAGTCCGTCAAGAGACAGAAAGATAAGATCGCCACCTAGCTCTTGAACAGAAAACCCATCGGCACAACCAAGTGTTCTAGTAACGGGCTGTACTTGAAAGTCTGCAATACTACTACCAGCAAGCTTGTAGATTTTATCAAGTCCAAAAATGTACAAAACATCACGAAACACCTTCAGTGCCGTAACACTGGTATCTACTCTAATTGACCCAGCACCATTAGCAGCAGTAAAATCTGTTTCTGCAAAGGGTGCGCTAAATACAATTTCTTGTGGGTTGGTTGACATCCCTGCAAAAAAGATGTGGTCTCTAAACACAGCAACAGAAGCAGCATCAGCAGGAGCGCCAGTAGTGTTAATTAGCGTATACGTGCTTCCATCGTATGTTGCAGCTTGATTGACATCATCAACCATAAT